TCATCGATCCCCCTTTGCAAGCGCTGCAATCATCGATTGCAGTTGCTCGCACATTTCAAGCTCATTCAGTGGGCGCGCGAAGCCCGACGAGCGGTCATGAGAAATCCGTTCCGACCTGAACACGTTCACAACTTTTTCGCCTACTTCGTCTTGCAGCTGAACCGTGACCACTGGCCCGCCAAGCGCTCGAACCGAATGCAGCTCCGTCGCGGACAAATAATAGACATCGCCGGAATGAAGCAAAGAAGTGCTTAACCGTTTAATGAACACATTCGTCACATCCGACTCCATCGGATCACAAGCTAGACCGGTCGAGTGAAACGCAAACTTCCGGTAGCGATCACCGGACACCTGCTCTGCGAATTTGTGCTGCTCAAGAGTCCCAGCAATTACTTTCGACGCAAACGCGTATGCATGATCGTGGACATCAAGATGTTCAACCTCACCATTTGGCCAAAAGTTGAAACGAACCCGTCTGTTATACGTGCCACCCGATTCGAACACAACAAACTTGAAAAACCCAAGTTGATGTTGTGCACCGTACACAAACGATTTCGAAATCCGCGCCGAATTAGAGAGTGCATCGCACACATAAGCCAAAATATCTTTTTTGCTCACCAAAGCATCGAGAGCCGCACACACCTCCTGGCCCTCAATCACAGAATCTTTATTTTCACAAAGATACTCAAATAACTTATTCATCTACCTACCCCACAAGTGGCACCTTTACTGCCAATGGAATCGCCTTCCCAAGCAACTCATTTGAATTCTCAATCAGAAAATTCAATACATCTCCATTACCTTGCACCGTCGCTTGATCCGCAATTAGCTCATCCAAGGAAAGCCACTCATACAAGACACTCCCGCCCACCCTGAACGACTTTGTAGAAAATCTATTTTCCAATTTATCACAAACCACAACACTAAAAAAATCGAAGCTATACATAGTATAGCGCCCAGATCTTTTCGACACTTTATTTGAGACAAGCTCACAATCCCTAATATTAGTGGCAACAAAACAGCTACTCCCACCACCCCCAAATTTCTCGTGCAAAATATCAGCCAACTTGGAATCATCGTCCGGAACTTCGCTACGCCGAACATTCGGAAGCAGATAACAATTCCATACTGGATCACGATATGCCAATATTTTTGCGACCCCCTCATTGTCCTTCGCCTTGAATATAAATACAATTCGCCGACTTTGCTTTGTAAGAGATTCTTCGTAAAGCTCATACAGAAGATCATTGACTGATGGCCTAAAAGCCAATCGCGACAATCCTCGAAGAGTCCAAAGTCCAGTTAGAACCATAGAGAAGATAGCTAGCGCAGCCCATTGACCTGCAGTAACTCCGAATTTATCCTTGAAATCCGACACAAGATACGTCGCCAACAGCGTCACAAAAATACTAAGCGGCCCCTGCCACCCACCACTTCGCGACTCAACATCCCGTATGCGCCCAGCAATAACAGCCTTGAGCGTCTTGCTATTAAACAACAAAAATTCCGGAACCTGTTTAGATTTATTTTTCCCTTTACCATTCAGCGCATTTTTTTCTTTATTCCACATGGTCACCTCGACTCGCTCTCGATCCAATATTTTTTTAAAATCATTATCCCTGCACCGACGGCGCAAAAAATTCAACTGTATAACTCCACAGTCGCCGCAACCCCGAGCTAGTTTCCCTAGAGTAAGTTAAACACTCTGGCAACAATACGCTAACTGTGCCTTTATTTTTCCCTTCGAGGCACCAATAAAGTGCAAATCCAAGCACTTGCACCTTTGTTGCGAGTGGGGACAACGCAATCTCAGCCTCAGGTGAAGCGCGTTCGATTTCCGCCACTATTTCCTGAACAACACTCGCGGTGGAGAATGGATCATTAGCGGGAGCAAATCGCCGCTTCGCCGTCCAATCATCAGACAAAATAATACCACCACTTCTCGCGGCACTTATCGCGCTTTGCTGATACATATCCGCGCTTAAGGAAGGAAATGAAAAAAGCGGAAATACGGTCGAACTGTCTTTGTAGGTTGTCACCTCATTGATTAGCTTGTAATCATATCCGACTCCGAGAACAAGATAGTCGCCATCTGTCGCACCACTGACACCATCCGCCGCCCCGACCCCCCCCATCCCTCGAATTGACCTCACCCCCCCGCTCGTAGTTGTTGCAAATCGCGTATGTTCTTGCTTGGCATATGCATCTGGCTCAGAATAAAGGGCGGTAAACTCTCTCACGCCAACGTGAGATAGCATCGCGACCAAAAATGCCAATACGTGTCGCATAAAACCGGTTATGTCGATACAAACGGTTTTCCCCGTCAAATCACCGATTGCCTCAAGCAGTGCCTTTACCTGAACACTTTCATCAGTACCCTCGGGACAGATTGCAGGGGCATTCCTGGGGCGTTCGACCTCGGTATACAAATACTCTGGATGAATAAGCCAAAATTTTTTTTCGGCGCGCACCTGATCGAAAACCGTTCTCACACGATCACTTGCATTAAAGGCAGAGACAAATATGTCGAATTTCGCCAACTCTCGCTCTATATTCTCTCGACGAATTGCACGCCGATAAAAACAGGCATAATCAATCATGAGAAAAAAGCTCCTCCTGACGGGGCCCCGAATCCCGTTGGCGAGAAAATGGATTATTCCATTTTGCCTCAAGTCTTTTCAGGAGAAACTTAAATTCATCTCCTCGTTCACGCTCAAAAATTGCATTAAGAAGATCCGCCCCCAGCTTCAGATCACCGCGACGACCGAGTGGCAATCCCCATCGAGGCGACAACATCGGGTTGAGTTGCACCTTTCGATTAACCGCCTCACTATTTCGATCAGGTCTGCCGTCGTCGATTTCAAACAGGAATGAGAAATGAAGCGCGTGCCTTAAAGTCTTGCGCGCCTGCTCCGACATTACGCCCTCTTCGAAACTTACCGCCAATGGAGACACCTCCGGAATGTTAAGTGCATAGCGCGCCGCTCTAAGTAGAGTCGCGAGCCGTGACACCGCGTCCCGTGCCAAGTCCGATGCGGTTCCGAAATTTGTGTCCTGCTCAAACATAAATTTCGCAGCTTCTGAAGCGGCTGTTGTTTGCACGTCAATAGTTGCCGGTTTCCCATCAAAAAAGCCTTCTTCCTTGAACGCTAGAATTTGATAGATTTTTCCTAACAACACGAGCAAATTTCGTGGATTTCCCGACGACATCTTCACAAAGGTTTCAAACCCAGCGTACGGAACACCGCCAGGTCGCTTAGCCTCTCGACAGAGCTGCGCCAGAAGGTCCCCGGAATAATGTCCATACGCATTTCGATAGGAATGCGTATTGGCATCCTTTCCATGTAGAAACCTCTTCGCATCGTTGGCAATCAAATTTGCAACTGCAACAAGATTATCGCTGCCTCTCGCACGCTTAACAAAGCGCAGAATATTAAGCTTTCTGATTAATATTGGAAAATCAGAGAACAGCTCACCCAGAATTGCGTTAACTTCACGCTCCGTTAACCGAGATGGACGAACAACGGATTTCAAAACATCATGAAATGATCGCTCATACGGCAAATCATCAATCGAACCGAAAATATCAAGAATAAAATCCGAATAATATCCACGAGACTCAACATCAAGAAAAAGCTTTTTGGGATCAAAGTCCTCGCTATTCTTAATCACATCTTGCCCCAATCCAGCGGCAGCAAGACGCTTAACAATGAACTCCTTGGCAAACCTCGGGTAGTGCTTGTAATCGCGCAATATATTATCGAGGAATACCGTTTTAAATTCCGCCCCCTCTCTATTTTCCTCACCATTCGACAGCGTCCCATACGTCTTGACAGCGTAGAGCCTACCACCAACACGAAAAGTGGCACGACCTTCCCCATATCGTATTAACGCATTTACAACCTTTTGCTGGGCAGCTGAGAAATTTTCTATTTCGTCGACGAGATAGATGAGCGGCAAATTTTCGAGTTCTTGATGCCAACTCCCAAGATGCGCACCGATATTAAGAGAAATTTCCCCAAGCGAAAAAGGAACGGATATCTCAAGCCTACCGGAGAAAGCAGCATTATTGACTGCCTGATCTACCTTCCTTCTTTCGAAAGAAATCCACTTTCGAAATTCATCGAAAGTCGTGCAATTAAGCGCAACAGGATCAGTGATATGAAGCTTCAACCGATCCAAGAATCTTACATCATCAAAATTTTCATTCGGCGAATTAGCACGAACTAGAGCCAGAACCTCAAGCGCCGCCTCGACTAAACGAACTTCAAAATAGAATGCGAATGCTGCCTGCCATTTCTCCTTTGTGTCTGTTGGAGACTCAAACCGAGACGCATCCAAGCCGTTCGCTCGCAAAAACACAGCAAGAAATCGATTCCGACGCAGAACCGTTATTCCGCTCTGCCCTTGATGGCGCAAACAGAGGGCTTGATAGGAAAAATAGCGAAGGATATGTGTTTTACCAGTACCTTTCCCACCAAGAACGAACTTAGAAACGCGCGATCGTGGTTCGATTATTTCGTCAATAGCCGCATCACCTACACTCACCCAAAGTGAATTTATTTGTTCGTAGGAAATGTCTGACGCCTTTATAAGGGCGAACGGATTAACCTTATTCATGCCGAGCCTCGCCCATAGCGTTTGTCATATCTCAGAAAAATTGGATTCCACGGAGCTCGCACTCCCTCATTCCAAAATATCGGGGCGGTGTTATTCGGAGTATTGTGCGAAAACCCTAGCAACAATTGCCCATCTTTGTAACCTAATGGCCAGTTCGGATAAATTTTCCTGCCATACATCTTTGCCATTCGCTTAAGATCATCGATGGAGAACCAGCTTTGCCCCGACCCGAAGTAGCGCGATGCCTCATCAAATGCTTTAAATGATTCATCTAATTCGAACAAACACGAAACAGCTTCGTCGAAAAAATTTGGGGCAGTGAGCGTAACTAACCCTTTCGTCGTAGCGAATAGTGACAAGAACCGTAGTTCCACATCAGGATTGGATATCCTAATCAGATCAATATGTGGCTTGAGTTCTTTAGTAACTTGCGTTCCGGACCCTACCAAATCGTCGAAGAAGACATAACGAGTTACAGACGGCTCTCTTGCTTTATAGGAAATATTTCCACTTGCATCAGTTACAGGGAAAAAGGCTCCCGCCAGATCCGCAAAAAGCCCTTTCGGCAAATAATTGACTTGCCTGAAATAATATAGTAAATGAGCCCCGCTTTCCGCAGGATTGCCAACTCCAATAAACCGTGTCGTAGAGAGCTCACGTGCATACAGCTTCTTTATTGCCTCAAAATCCCAACTATGCTGCGAATTTCTCCTGATTCGCTGCAGCATGGGCGCCTCGAAATGATCGCGATATGCTGATCGGAGCATCTCCCGCACCATTGGCCGGCTGAAATACATGAAGCGACCAAGCGCAAACAAAGCCAGTCGCCGCTCGACATCTACATCAAAGCATGCGCCAGTAAAATTTTCTAGCCAAGCACGAATATACGGCCACCGAATCTCACTATCCCATACTTGCTCTATCATTTCACGAAGGTGAGATTCCAGTTCTTCATGCGTCATAGCCAGACCTCAATACTTCCCGAACATAAGGACACTTTCTCTCGAAATCACTGAAGCAGTCTTATTTCTTTTCACCATTAGGCCGCGTGATTTGATGTGATCTACCAGACTAAGCTCAAGCCGCATCCCAAGACTCTCTAGTATTTGCGTAATAAAATCATCATTACGAAGAGGGAGTCCGCATACTTGATTATTCCCAACAACTAGTACGAGCTTGCCTTTTTTTGCGAGCACTCGAACCATTTCAACCAATGCTTGACGCATCTCGACAAGGTAAGTCATCGTGATCCTTCCCCGATCGGCGTTGATCTCGCCTATCTCGGTCACGAGATCGAGATAAGCCTGGGGAAGTCCGTCAGCGCTGTTCACAGTCTCCGACAACCGAAGATGCTCGCGGCCTATCGAAGCGCCTTCGAGGGCACGCAGATCTCCCGGTCCAGCTAGACCTAGCCAATTTAGTGAGAGGCTCGTCGCTCTGACATATTTTTGAGCACTCCCGTACGGAGGCGACGTGATGATAAGTGGGACACTACCTTCGGCCATGGCTCGACGCCCCGCCTTTCGGGGTTCGAGCAGCTGGCGGGCGTCACTCCCCACAGGAACGGCCATGGATCGAGTAGGGTTTGTGCGGTTGGCCTCTTCGACCCGGGCCACGTTAGCCTCACATACTCGCTCGAACTCATCAAATACGTTCGCTACCAAAATGCGTTGTAGCTGACTTTCGATCTGCGCCAGTGCCTCGGGACGCAGCCCCGGCTTTGCCTTCATGCGCACAGGAACTGCAACTGTGGGATCGGCGAAGCTCAGTTTTCTCGCCGTAACGGAAAAGCAGACCTTGAAAAAGTCGCGCGTATCATCATTGGCTACCTCATCAACTGCCCGAAGAAGACGTTCGAGATCACGCTTGATTCTTGGGTCATACCAGAGGACGTCATTGACGATCGGAACTACCGGACCAGTGCGGTAACGCCTCGCGCGCGCCATCAAGTCACTCATTGCGGTTCGCAACGCAGATACTCTATAGGCTTTCGTCTTGACCTTCGTGATCAATAGAGCGAGAGGATTCGCGTCGGCTACCAACGGCTGCCATCCGGCGAGTGCCCCCTCCAGTGCCACAGTCCCTGAACCGCAGAAAGGATCCAAAACAGTAGGAACCTCACCACCAAGCGTACTTGCACCGCAGAAGAAATGCGCAATGTGGGGCAGCAATTTCCCGGGGTAAGGGTGCATGTGGTGAGTCTGTTGGTCCCCCATTTTCAGCCAATCAACCAGCGCCCTGAAATCGACCTCGACCGGGTTCCCCGTGTTACCGAAATCGTGCAAGAGACGCTCGAGAAGCATGGACGTGTCGAGAACACGCGCAGATAGCACGTTTTTCTTTTGAGTTACCGGTGACGCCTTAGGTATGCGTTGACTTGCGTGCATTGGTTCACATCTTTTCGTTATGTTCGGTGTGGCATGGAAGTACGGCCTCGCCTTACCTCAGCCAACAAAGGCGCACGGATCGCAGGTTCCCGCCACGAAGCATTATCTCACGGGGACGGCACCTAGACGAACCCGCAAATACGTGATACGGACGAATGTGACGATCGTCTTGCGCTCGTAGCGCTTAGCGCCTTTGATACGAGCAATCGTCAAGACTGGTGTACGCGGAGCGACGGCATGATCAGGCGGCCAAGCGCGTAAGGAGGTGGTGTGCTCTTGATCACCAGAGTGCCGTCCTTGAAAGCGATGCCAGTCAGAAGCGGTTCGCTCTTGTCAACGCCGCGGATCTTCCCCCGGGGGCTGATCGACCGATTCGAGCAGCTTAAACGCCATCGCGAGGAAGGTCGAGCGCAACAGACAGTTGCGCGTGCGGCTTGTCCGATGGCGGGCCGTCGCGAACTTCGATTCAATCGGATTCATGATCCGCACGCGCTGCCAGTGTTCGGCCAGGAGGCCATAGAACGCGAGCAGTGCGTCGCAGTTTTTTCGTAGCGTCTCGACGGCCTTTGGGTACTTATGACTGGTTTCTTCGGCCGCAGCATGAAGTGAAGGCACCGCGTAGAGACGTCGCTCGGCTGGACCAATCTAGCCCTTAGAGACGGTTTCATAAAGACTGTTGGGCTCGCCGCAGGGTATTCCAGCAGATCAGGCAACAGCCGAGTTTGAGGAACGCTTCGTGAATGTCGGCGCGACGTTCAAAGCGAGTACGTAGACGACGGAAATGATGCAGCCAGGCATGAGTACGTTCGACGACCCAGCGGACTTTTCCAAGGCCACTACCGTGCGGGTGACCGCGCCGCGCGATGCGGGTGGGGATGTTGCGCTCGTGAAGTATGCGTCGATATTTATCGTGGTCGTAACCACGATCGGCGTAGACGCGGCCAGGACGGCTCAGCGGCCGTCCACGCACGCCGCCAATCGGCACGATGGCCTCGATCAGCGGAACCAGTTGGGTGACGTCGTTGCGATTGGCGCCGGTCAGGATTGCCGCGATCGGCGTTCCGTTGGCGTCGGTTGCGATGTGGTGCTTCGAACCGGGTCGCGCTCGATCGGTGGGGTTCGGGCCAGTTTTTCGCCCGCCCCAACCGCACGAATCGACGATGAGTCGACGACCACGCGGGAGAAGTCGATCTTCTCGGCCGCTCGCAGTTTCGCCAGCAGCACGGCGTGCAGTCGATCCCACACGCCGGCTTGCTGCCAATCGCGCAGCCTGCGCCAACAACTTACGCCTGAGCCGCATCCCATTTCGGACGGTAAATCGCGCCAACGAATGCCCGTCTTCAGCACAAATAGGATGCCCGTCAAGGCCGCGCGGTCCGCTATTGGCTTGCGACCGGGATACTTGGCGCGGCGCGGCTTTGACGGAGGTAGCAGTGGTTCGATCAGTGCCCAAAGTTCGTCATTAATGATTGGCTTACCCATCTCCTTGGCCCGCCTGTCATGACGGCCAAGATTAACAGAATGCTGAAAAAGTTAACAGCCCTTGGACTCTTTTTGAAACCATCTCTTAGCCGCGTACGTGTCGAAGAACTGGTTGAACGCGGCGATTGCTCGGCTCTTGTTGCTGCATTTCAGGTGTCATTCAGAATGGCAGGCAGTCTACAAGCATGCCGGCGGGTGGGTGCGCGGGACTTTCATCATCAGCCAAGCCGGGAACATGCCCGAGTGGATGGATCACGCGCTGCGCGTGCTACTGCACATAAACGGCCGCAAAGAATTTGCGAACCCTGTCGACCTGCCGGCGCTTGGCATGCTGGCGATACTGGTCGCGTCAATCGTCGTTTGCGGCCTGCTAGTCCGGATCGCGAACGTCGCAATCGGCCGCGCTCGTACCCGTCGAGCACAGGCGTAGTGGCATCGCGCGAGCGGGCCGCCCCGCTCGCGCAATCACTTTAGAACAACCCGGCCGGCTCGGCGCCGACGTCCCAGCTCGAAATGATGACCTCATGACGGCTCGCAGCCTCCAGGCCCACCGTGTACTGGATCGGCACCGTCTCGATATGGAATCCGTCGAACACCCGCCGGATCTCCGGGTGATCATTCAGGCTCACGATCGCCCGGCCCTTGAGCGTACGTAGGCGCTCGGCCATCTTCTCGTATTGCTCGAATGGAAACGCGACGCCATAACCGGCCGTATTGAGGTATGGCGGATCCAAGTAGAACAGCGTATGCGGGCGATCGTATCGATCGATGCACTCGGCCCAATCCAGGCGCTCGATAAACGCGCTGGCGAGCCGCAGATGCGCTGCTGACAGATCCTCCTCCAGACGAAGCAGGTTCAGGCCGGGAGGAGCGAGTGTCTTCGTGCCAAACGTCTGCCCCTCCAGCTTGCCGCCAAAGCAACTTTTCTGCAGGTAGTAGAACCTCGCCGCGCGCTGGATATCGGTGAGACTTTCCGGGACCGTCTGCTTGAGCCATTCGAACACCTGCCGGCTCGTCAGAGCCCATTTAAACTGCCGTACAAACTCCTCAAGATGGTGCTGCACCACCCGATACAGGTTGATCAGTTCCCCGTTGATGTCGTTGATCACCTCGACCTTGGCCGGCGGCCGAAGGAAGTACAACGCCGCCCCGCCCGCGAACACCTCGACGTAGCACTCGTGCGCCGGAAAACGGGGGATCAGGATGTCTGCCAGACGACGCTTGCCGCCGAGCCAGGGAATGATGGGTTCCGCCATTGTGAAAGCCTTTTTTAAACTTGGTGTAGAATCCGGCCCGCCTACCGGTAGGTAACAGGGCCTTGGCTAATTCACTGGCATGCACAGTGGAAAGGCGGCTGGTCGACGTGTTACAGCACGTCAACCGGCCGCCCTGTTCTTCTTCAGCGCTTGCGCGCGATCAAAGTGACTTGTCCGCCTCCCCTCCTCGCGCCACGCCCGCGCTCACGGTAATGTCCGGCGAGACCGCAAAGCGCGTGATCTCCGCCGTCTGCTTGTCCGCCCGCGACGACGAGCCGAAGAAATACTCCTTCGAGCCGATCACCATCGTGATCAGCACGCCGAGCAGCGTGTCGAGCGTGCTCTTCACGACATCGGGCATCCGGATCTCGCCGATCGCCAGATAGAACTCCAGCCCGATCACCACGAAGAGCGCGACCGTGTACATGTAGGCCAGATTCCGCGCCGTGTGATCGTGCTCGGACGCCGCATACTGCCGGGCGCTCGCGCGATCGTCCGCCGCGACCTTGTCGGCCTGCACCTGGATCCCGGCCAGATTCTCCGCATGCGCGAAGCCGGCCTGCCGCATCTTCAGCTCGAAGTCGGCATCGGCCTGCTTCAGCGCGAGCAGTTGCTCGGGCGTCACTGACTGGCCGGACAGCGCCGACGTCACTGCCTCGACCGACCCATCGCCCAGGCCGAGCCGGTCGGCAATCGCCGAGGCGGCCATCGCCGCGACACCGGGCACGCCTCCCGTCAATGCCGTGACGAGCCAGGGCGCCACCGTTTTCAGAATGTCGAGCATGCTCATACCCCCAGCGCGCGGTTGAGTTGCCAGCCATACTCGAACGCCTCGTTCTCCGGACGGCGCTCGGCCAGCTCGATGTAGAACACCGACTGCTGCGCGGCGATCATGCCGTACAGCACGCGGTGCCCGTCCGCTCCCCGCTGCTGCAGAAACGCCTTCAGCGCGGCGAGGGTCATCGGGCCGATACCGCCATCGGCCGCGATGTCCGGGAACGCCTTGCCGCCCTGGTTCAGCACGTTGAGCGCCCGCTGCATGAACTTCACGCCGGTGGCCGGCCCCGCGTTCACGCCGATATCGAACAGCTTCTCCGCCAGCGTCGTCGAGATCGCGTCGATCTGGTCGAACTTCGGTCGCGACCAGTAGCGCGACGCGTAGATAGCGACGGCCGTCGCGCGCGGCATGTCCTTCATGGCGCCGAGGTAGCCGTTTGCTCGCGCCTCAGCGGCCGTGACGCCCCACATCGTTCCCTCCAGCTTGCCGAGATACCAGTTCCCCCGATCGTTCGGATCGTTCGAAAAACCGCCCTCGCGCCCGATCAGCGCGTCGATCTTCGCCGTGACATTCATGGCTTTCCCCCTCGGCCAATGGCCAGTTCCAGCGTTTCGATACGCTGCTGTTGCAGTCGATTGAGCACGTCCGCCTCGTTGACGTGCGTGAAGACCCAGACGATCGAGCCGACGACGAACGCCTGCACCGCCCCGAGGCCGATACCGAGCACCCAAACCGCGCCCGTCGCCCGGTTCCTCATGGCGTCGACCTTCCGGTCCACCTCGGCGATATCGCCGGCCTGGTCGAGGCGTGCCCGCTCCTCGGCCTGCGACCTCGCCCACAGCAGCCCCACGTCCTCGCGCACCGATTCCGCCCGCACGCGCATCTCGGCGAATCCGCGATCGAGATCCGCGAACGGCTGCACCGATCGCTTGATGTCCTCCACGCTCGCCGCGACCGACCGCATCTGCTGCGTGAGCGTGGCGATCTGCACCGCCAACCCCTCCTGCTTCTCGTCACCCATCCCACCCCCGTTGAAAAAAGAAAAGGCCGCTCCGGTTGCCCGTGAGCGGCCTGCATCGTTCTCGTGCGGCACGTTACGTCGGCGCCGGCACCACCAGATCGATTTTCTTGCCCGACTTCTTTTTGTGCCCGACCTTCGCCTTGCCCTTATTCCCTCCGTTCAACGTCACCACCGTGATCCAGCCCCGCGAGGCGAATGTGTGTTCAACCGCCTCGATCAGAAATTCCCCATCCACGCCTTCCTTAAACCCCTTCAGCGCGATCGTCTTTTCGGCAGACAGATCGGCCCGACCTCGCATCGTGAGGCGGCTCGTCGACGTGTGCCGGTTGAGCGTTTCGAGCCTCGACGTGGCCGCCGCCTTCGCGGCCTGCGGACTGGCGAACGCGTGGCGCTCGGTATGAACCGCGGCCGCCCCTTGCGGCGCATCCGGATTGGGAATCGTCAGGTCGATTTTCTTTCCCGTCTTGCGATCGTGGACCTTGGTGCGGACCGCCGCGAAGCTCGCGCGATCGGGGAAATTGATGTCATAGTCGAGCAGCAGCTCGGGCGTCAGGGTCACCACTGGCAATGGCTTGCCGCTCGCGCTCTTGCCGCCGCCTCGGGGCAGCACGATCAGCTTGCCGGCCTTGACCGTCGCCGTCGCCCCATACTGCCGGGCGAGCCGCGTCACGAAATGCAGATCGCTTTCCCCGAACTGGTCGACCCGAGGCACCACCACGTCGACGTCGCACGCGGCCGACCACTTATTGCGGCGCGCGACGTCGCCGACGATGTCGGCCAGCCGCACGTTCGACCAGCTCCCATACCGCTGCGTCTTCGACGTCGCCCGCATGTTCGCCGGCTTGCCGCGAAACACGACGCTCGCCGGCGGCCCACGCAGCCCGACCTCGTCGACGGCATACTCGCCCAGCATCGAGAGCCCCTGCCCCTCCCATCCCAGCGACACCTTGACCGTCGCGCCCTTGGGCGGGAATCGGATCCGGCCGTCGCGATCGTCGAGCGTGATCGTGCATTCGTCCGCATCCAGGCCAGGCTTGTCGATGGTCCGGATCTCCATCACCCGGTCCTGAATCACCTTCGTGACATCGTCGCCGTTCGCGATGATCTGAAAGATCGCTTCCATCGCACCTCGCTATGTCCAGAGCGACACGGTTTCGTCGCGCGGCGCCTCGATATCCGGCATCACGATCTCGACGCCCGAGGCGAACGGCTGCGGCCTCGCGGCGAGACCGGGATTCGCCTCGTAGACCGCCTCCACCGTGCCCTGCAGCGTCCCGTACACCCGATAGCACAAGGTATCGAGCACGTCCCCCTCAGACGTTCTTAAAATCTTCGCCATAGCGGCCAAACTCCACAGTGAAGGATTGCTTGCGGGGCAGGCCATCGGCCAGCATGGCGTCCTGCTCCTCCTCGATCGTCTGCAGCAACCAGCGGCCGAGCACCTCGCCGCTGCCCGTCGTCAGGCGTACCGGCTTCATCCGGCTGCCGATCGCGCGCAGCTTGCTGATCTGCGTCGTGCCGGCGCCGAGAGCAGGGAACACGACCCCCGACAGGGTGATCGTCTCGCCGCCCTCGCTGACCGGCTGCAGCGCCTCTTGTCGGTTCAAGCGCTCCTGCGTGGCCACCCGGTATCGCGTCGCTCGCCGCAGCTTCTCGAACGCCGCCGTCGACAGGTTGAAATGGAATGCGCTGCCGTCGTCGGCCGCCATCGTCATCAGGTGCGGCGTGCTCGACGTCGCCCCGTCCGCGAGCCCCGGCAGCAACGAACTCAGGCCCGTCGCCTTGACCGCATCGGCCACCGCCGAGTCCTTGATGCCGACCAAGCTCGAGAACTGATTCACCGCCCCGCCAAGCGCCGATTTGACGCTGTCGGCGGCCGAGCGAACGAGCGGAAAGCTCGAACTGTCCGCCATCTTCAGAATCGAGCCGACCGAGGCCTGTGTCGCGTTGAAGCTGCGCATCACGCTCCCGACTTGCGGGAACAGATCGCCCGCGACCGACATTGCGCTCTTGGCGCCGGTCAGCAGCTCGGCCGCGCTGCTGAGATTGCCGGTCGCGAGTTTCTGCAACGTCTCGGCCGTTGTCGCGCTGGCGGCCCGGTTGCGGTCGGCTACGCGCACCATCTGCCGGACGCGCTCCGAGGCGACACTCGCCTGCGTCGCGGCCGACGTGATCTGTCTGATCAGGTCCATGCCTTACCCTCATAGATGCGGCGCATCGAACATCGCCGAAAAGTTGGTTGTCTTGCGCTGCTGCTCGGCCATCATCTGCGTCAACATCGGACTGACCCGCGCCAGGAATTTCTCGGCCGCGTCCGCCTCGTTGCTTTCCACGCGGACGTGAAAAACGGGGGCGAATGTGTTCGTCTGCTCGACACGCGGGCCGGCTCGCGGTGGGATGCCCTCGCCGGCGGCGGTCGCTGCGGCTTTCGCAGCCGCCTCAGCACTGGCGGGCGGCTCGCTCGACTTATGCTCGAACACCTTGCGCGCAATCGCGCTCAATGCCTTGTCGCCCGCGAAGGTGCCGATCGCACCGCCGATCACGCCACCCACGGCGGCACCGATCGGCCCGCCGAAGGCACCGACCAGGGCGCCGATCTTGGCGCCCGCGAAGCCCCCGGCAAGGCTCCCTGCGATCCCCGCGAACTGCGTCGCCTTCCGCTCCCGCGTATCGGTACTCGACGCGACGGCATACGCGTCTTTCGCCGCGAAGCCGACCTTCAGGATCGTTCCGGCCAGCGCGATCTTTCCGGCGTACGGTGCCACCTTGCCGAAGAGCGAGCGGCCGGCGCGCAGGGCGCGACCGATGCGGCCCCCGCGCCCGGCGTTGCGCCCACCCCCGCTGCCCTTGCCGCCGCCCGGCCCGCCGACCGGCAAGCTACCTAAACCGCCGCCGAGCCCCCCAGCGCCTCCGGGCATGTTCACGACGAATACACGCTGCACACCGCCAGCAGCGCCGGCAAGGGCATCGAGCGCCTTGCCAGCCGCACCACCCTTTCCACCGCCGCCACGGCCGCCTGATCGGCCCCCTCCACGCCCTAGCACCGTGCCGCGCGCGATATCGAACACACCGCGTCCGATGTTCCAAAGTGCCTTTGCCCCGCGATAGGCGACGGCCGCGCCCGCCACGCCGACCACCGCCGCCGTGACACCCGGCGCCTTGTCCGCCGCTTCGCGCACCGTGCCACCGAGCCCCTTTGCCGCCTTCCCCGCGAGATCCGTCACCGGCCGCAACGCGTCGCCGATACTGCGCATCGCGTCGTCCCACTGCTGGCCGACCTCGCTCCAGATCTGTTTGGACGTCTCGCGGCGGGCTTCCAGATCCTTCTGAATCTCGCCGCTTGCCTTCTGCGCGTTGGTCTTCAGCTCGTTGTACAGATCCGCGTTCTGCATGTAGGCCGTCAACGCCGCCTTGACCTGCATGTCGTTGAACAGGTCGCCGGTCTTCATCGTCTCCGCGAACGCGGCTATCTGCGCTTGCCGCTTCGCCGGATCCATCTCCGCATTGAACTGTTTAGCCGCGCCCGCCAGTTGCTTCGCCTTCTCCGGATCGACGCGCTCGATGTACGCACGGGCCAGCACGAACGACGCTTCCAGCGTCGACCAGCCCTTGCCGATCGCCTCGCGCATCTTCGCTTGGTAGTCCACCCCAGCATTTTTGTAGTTGCGCTCGGTCTCTCCCGAACCGATCTTCGAAAACCAGTTCTTGAGGTTGTTCGCCGCCTCGTCAGCACCACCGGCCGTCTTCATCTGCACCTGGAGCATGGCGCCTAGCTGCGTGACGGAATCCTGCCCCGTGATACCGATCTTCTTCATTTCGGCGAGCAGCACCGGAAACCACCGCGCCATGTCGACCGACTCGAACGACCCTTCCTTGCCGAGATAGGCGATCGCCTCCAGCGCTTTCGCCATCTGGCGCGGATCGACAATCTCCGCGTTCTGCTGGAGCGCTTGGATCATCTTCGCTGTCTCGACCGTCGTCGCGCCCTGGCCGATCGCGAACTTCGCGACGAGTGGCCCGAAGTTGAGCGCGCGATCGAGATCCATGCCGCCCGCCACCATCTGGTTGATGGCGTCGGCCAGCTCGTTGCGGCCGATCCCGTTATCCGCCGCATCCTTGCGGATGCGCACGCCCATCGCCGCCTCTTGCTGCGTGCGCGCGATGCCGGCCTTGATCGAGATGTCGCGAATGATGGCCTGATAGTTGGCCGCGATCGTCGCAGGCACTGCCACGGCCGCCGACAGCTTGACGGCATCGCCGATCACACCGCGACCGGCTTCCTTGCCGGCCTCCATGCGCTCGAAACCGGCCGCCTTCAGATCGAGCCCGCGCGCAGTGCGCCCAAGCTGCGCATACGCGCGATCGAGCTTGCTGACCTCGATCCCGGCATCGCGCAACGATTTCAGGTTGTTGTCCAGCTTGCGGCGGATGCCGTCCGCCGCGCTATCCCCAGCGGCATGCAGCCGCCGGAACTCCTCCTGCAGGCGAACCGTCTCGCCAATCTGCCGCTGCCAGAGGCGAGCATCATTCGCCCGTTTCTTCATGCCGTCGATCTTCGACGTCGTATCCGTGATCGCCTTGCCGAACGTCGCCGACACGGCGCCGCCGATCACGATGCCCAGGGCGATATCCTTTGCCATGTCCGCTCCCCTCAGTCAGTCAACCACCAGATCATGTCGTCGATCGTCATGTCGTCGATCGAGGCAGGCGACATGCCGAATTCAAGCGCGAGGCGCCTCGCCAGCGCTTTCAGCGTCTTGGCGTCCGTCTTGGCGTACGGATCGAAAGGAGTAATAGGCGTCCTGCACGCGCGCGTAGTCGGCCATATCCATCTCCTCGATGTCGTCCGGCGACACCTCGGCGAGCGAGGCGAACAGGATCAGCTCCTGTTGCTCCTCGTCTTTCGGTGCGAGCTTCTGCGCGCCGCGCATGTCGCGCACCTTCGGGCGGCGCATCGTGAACTTGTCGCACTCGACGCCGTTCAGCTTGATCGGGTAAGCCAGCTTGACGGTAACCTTGTCCATATCGTGTCCTCAAAGAGAAACGGCGAGCCATCGGCCCGCCGTTGGGTGAAAAGTAACTTTGCTTGCGGCCAGCCGGCCGACCTACATGCCGAGCGCCTTACGCACTTCCGCCAACTGGTCGACGCCGTTGACCACGCGCTTACACGCGAACACGTCAATCTCGTGAACCACGGCGCCGTCGATCTCCATCCGGTAGTAATCGACGGCGATGGTGTATTTCGTTTCGGCCTTCTCGCCCGGCTTCCACTCGCCAGGATCCACCTCGGTCAGCTTGCCGCGAAAGAACGCCCCGACATACTTGATCTTGCCGTAGTGGTCCTTGAAGGCCGCGCGGAAATTGCCGCTGAATGCGTTCCCGTCGAGGATGCCGAAATACTTCAGCACGTCGTATTCCATGGACGCCATGGCGAACGACGCTTCGAGCGCTTCCATGCCCTGGTCGATCTTGGACGGCGCATCCATCCCGCCCGCGCGGTAGTCGTCGGTCTTGAGCTTCAGCTTCGGCGGCGTCATGCTCGTCGCCCGGCCCGCGTATCCGCGACCGTCGATCGCCACCGAGCAGTTGTACAGAGTTTCCGGAACCATCGTCCCTCCCTTAGATCTGGTTATCGAGCACTTCGGTCATCCACTGATTGGTGACCTCGAAGCGGAAAATCGGGTTTTCGGCCGGCGGCACATCGGTAAAGCGGATGTTCCAGTACACCTTGCCGTCCTCCAGTTGGCTGGCCGTGTTCAGCTCGGGATCCGGGTAGACCTCGAAGTTGATCAAGGCACCCTGGCGCTTCAGATCGCGCATGAACGCCTGCAGCCCTTCCGTCACGTCGCTGACGTAGGTTGCCGTGATGCCGCGATCGACCGCCCACTTGTGGCCGGCCTGGACCGCGTCCATCACGATGTCGAGCGTGCGCACGCGCGTAACGAACTTCCACTTCGGATCCGCCGACAGCGTCCGGTTACCCCACAGGCGATAACCGCCGTCACGGATGATGGTCGCGATATTGGCGTTGTTCAGCAGGTTCGCGCGGCAGGTCTCGTCGCCGTCGAGGTATTCGATCGGCCGCGCCGTGCCCGTGATACCCGTGATTTCCTTGTTCGACGGCGATGCCCAGAACCCGATATTGGCGTCGGTCTGGCAGAACAGTCCGGCCGCGAACACCGACGATGGCACCGCGACGTCGGCATTGGCCGTCGTGTCCCACATTGTCGAGCCGGGATCGACCATGTAGAGACGCTTGCTGCCGAAGTTCTGCGCGTAGGCAATCGCCGCCTCGTCGTCCTTGTTCGGGCCGTCGATTACGGCGATACCGCGCAGCTTGGCCGCCAGTTCGTCGGCCGCCGTCGCGACCGGCTGCTTGGCCGAGTGGCCCGGCGCGATCAGCAAACGCGGCTGCGCGTTGAATCGCGACTTCGCATCGAGCAGCGCCTGCATGCCCGTGCGTGCTCCGCTCGCCGTCACGCCCCCGATGACGGCCGAGGTGCGCTGTGCGTCATCGCCATCGGCCGGCACGCCCACAGCGACAATCACGGCGCGGCTCTGTGCGTAGATCGCTCGCGCAGCCCGCGCGATGGCGCTCGTGTCGCCGAACGCCACCACCGCATCGCGATAGCTCGTCAGTTGGACGGGCACGTTCGGCTGTGCCAGACCCGCGCCGGGCGTGTACGTATCGACGAGCCCCACCACCGACGACGACGGCACGGCGATCGTGCGCGGCCCCGAGTCGACGATCGTCGTCGTGATACCGTGAAAAAACGAAGTTGCTCCCATACGAGTCTCCAGAAATGAGAAAGCCGCCCAAGTGGGCGGCTCTGTGAAAGGTTGGAACGGGGTCCGGAAAGTTACTTTTTGCCGCTGTTCGCCTTCGGCGCCGGATCCGCGTCGACCTTGTCGTCCACCGAATCCGCCTCGTCAGCCTGCTCCGCCTCCGCTTTCGCCGCCTCTGCGGCAGCGGCAGCGGCTCGCTTGGCATCGACTTCACGGCGGATCGCGTCGTCGTCCGGCTCGACCGGCCACACGGCCGAGGCAGGGAAGTCCGGCGCGTTCACCACGCGCGAGAGATCCATTTGGTACTTGGACCACGCGACGAACTGCGCTTCCTCGACATCCGACAACACGCCGGCTGCGTGCGCATCGGCTCGGCCGTAGTTCTTCGTCTGCGCATTTGCGTACCGATGCTGGAATTCCGCCATCGCCCGCTCCTTCGCCTTACGCGCCACGATGTCCGGATCGATCGCCCAGGCGCCATCGGTCCAGCGGTACTCGTCGGACGGCCGCGGCGTCTCCGTGAGGCCGGCGTCGGCCGGCGTGACGCCCGCTGCCAGGATCTCGGTGCGCTCACCGGTATCGGTCCGGTACAGCACACGCCCGCGATAGTCGGGCATCAACACCCAGGCGCCATCCTTCCAGAACGGCCACGTGAGGGGCTTACGGTCCGGGATCGGCGTGACCGTCGAGAAAGCCGGTTCGAGCCAGCGGCTATCGTCTTTCGGATCCGAGTCGGCCAGCGTGCTGCTCAGGTATTGGCCCGTCTGTCTGTCGTAGTGGTTGCAGAGCATGTTTTCCCTCTTTTCAATATGCGCGAATCATCGCCAGCAATGCGACGTTGCGCGGACGCGCTTCGGCGCCGCCATCGGCTTGAACACTGATCGCGTGCGCATGCCTTCCCCCGCCATCCATGCCGATCGCGTGATCGTGCGTGCCGTTCCCAGCAATCGCGATGTTGGCCATCCCCTCGTCGGACCACAGGGAGGAAATACGCCCGTTGTATGGCCCGATACCGCCGCCCGGTGCAAGACCCGATACCTGCACGGCGCCGGTCCACGTGACGTGCGCATGCGGCGTTTGATTGACGCCGTGATCGTGCCAGCCGTTCGGCGCACTCCAGACCTTGTGCCAGTGATCGTCGACCGTGTCCGATGACGCTGCGTGCGTGTGCGCCTGATTCTGGCTGGCCTGGAACGAGCCGATCGCACGGCCGGGATCGACGTCGCCGCGCCCGTCCGACCAGCAGCGCAGGAACTCGCCGCGCAGATCAGGAACCCGGAAGTACGTCTGCCCGTCTGCCGTCGAGAAGCCGCCCCAGCGGCCACTCGAGTATTCAGCTTCCGATACCAGCGCACCACTGGCCTGCGCATAGGCCCACAGCGCCGGATAGTCCGCACGCTTGTACTGCGAGCCGTCACACTTCACGTAGCCCGCGCGCGTGGACGTTCGCGCCTCCATGACGATCTGGCCGATCGACGCCGTGCCGATCGCTGCTGTCACCCATGCTGTCGTCGCGAAGCGCAACGAGTTGTCACCCGCTACCGGCGAAGGCCCGGCCGCTGGCGCTTGGAAATAGGTCGCTTCCTGCGCGAACGTGACCGTGACAACGCCATTGCAGGTCACGCCGAAGACACCGTCTCTCGCGTGATAGAGACCGGTATCGGGCACGCCATCGTTCACGAACGCGATCGAGGGGAACGCCGCGCTGCCCTCGTCGAGAAACAGCCGCTGCCCGGCAGCGAAGGTCACATTGCCGCCAATCACGCCTCCCTTTTTGGTATCAAGAGGCGTCATATTCCCGCTATGCCAGACGAGGTATCCGTCAACGCGAAACGTCCGGTCTTGGGCGAGATACTGGAATGATCCGACTGTCGGCGACCACCAGCCGACAGAGGTCGCATTCGAATAGAAGTACCCATCCATGGGGCCGATTCGCGCGTGCCCCTCGTCCAAGCCGCGCCCGATCCACGCATCGCCAACAATCGTCGCGTTGCCGCCGATCGTCGTGCCGTTGCCGGTTGCATCGATCGTGACGTAACCGGTCGAGAGGTTCCAGGCGAACGGCCGATAGTCATTGAATTGCCCAGACGGATCGCCCTTTTTCGTCGACAGCAGGTAGACGTTCGTGCCGTCGTTGCGCAGGAAGGCACCGTAGTCGCCATTGCGCGCACGGAAATGCGCACCGCCGGCATCCAGGGCATCCGACACGAATCCATCCGCACGAGCCGAGCCGGTGACTTGCAGTCGGCTTACGCCGTCGCTATTCGACGACCCGATCAGCATCCGACCTTCACTCGTGACCAACGCCCGACTCGTCGCTCCTGCGACCAACACCAGATTGCCTCCCGCAGCATTCGGCCCCACATAGGTGTCGGTGCCTCGCGTCTCGAAGTGGGCAATCCCTTGCGCACCGATCTGTACGTGGCCATCCTTCGGCGAAAACATCCCGCTGTCCGGATCGCCGTCGAAGCCATAACCAGCCCCTTGCGGATTGTTCGCTGCGATGGCCCCAAGCTTCCCGAGCAGCACGCCCTTCAGCGTGCCGCCCGCGATGGGCAACTTGTCGGTGCCGAGGCCGGCCACCGTTTGCCCCATCGCATCGACCCGCTTGTCGGTCGCATCAGCCCGATCCTTCAGGTATCGCGTGCGGCTCCCAAGTTGCTTTGCCTGCACGTTGTCAACACCATCGGGACCGCCCTGTACGGGATCCGACGTCTCCAACTGGTAGATGCCGTCTACCCAGGCACTGTCTTCTTTCAGATTGGCCATGTTCCGATAATCCCTCGTGTAAATTGCCCGTTGCGTGTCGCGACGCCGTTATGCCGGATCGCAACCTCGGAGAAGTCCAGCCATGCCAGCTTGCTGCGGGCCGGCGCGTAACGCTCGATCGCCCGTTTGATCTTCTCGCCCTGGTCGCGCGTCACGGCGCGGTTCAAGGTGACGATGTATTCGGCCCAGGCGCCGTCGCCGCCATGCAGATAGCGCCCATCGCGGCGGGCCGAGCCGTCGCGGTGGGACAGGCCCCGGCCCTCCTGTATGTCCACCTCGCCGAACCCGAGCCGCCGCACGATCTCCCGGATCGCCCACGGCGTGCCCTTGCGCCGGTAGATCGCCAGCGACGACTTGATCAGCTCGCGGCGGGCCTCGTCCGACTCGGCGAGTTCCCACCCGTCTACCTGAAGCGACCACGCCAGCCACGGCAGGAACGCAGACGGGCAGCGATCCGCGTCCCACAGCGTGCGGATGACGTCGGGCTCGACGCTCGGGCGCATCACCTGAGCGAGCGCCGCCTCCAGCGAGGTTTGATTCGCAGGCAAGAGCGGTTCAGTCGTCATCTTTCACCCTCGCATTCAGCGTGATCGACGCACAACGTGCGAACTGGTCGAATTCGCACTCGACGTCGGCGGCTGGTGCCGTCAGGTCGACTCGCACCACGCCCGACGACTTCGGATGCAGTGCCCCCGTGATCGCCGAGCGCGGCATGCCGTTGCGCAGTCGGGCGCCATCGTTGACCGCGATATCGAGATCGAGGCGCCGCGCGGCGATCACGACCTCGGGGTCAGGGCCGCGACCGACGTAGATATCCGCCACGATCGAGTAGTCGACGGGCCGGGCGGGCAGCACCTGCACCGTGTCGTTCAGCGGGCGCCTGTCCTCGGGCGTCAACGCACGTTGAACCACGTCGAGCAGCGCGGCACTGGGCACCCCGCCGTTCGATTGCGACTTCACGACCACACGCACGACGCCCGGCACGCCGCGATCGACACGCACGTCAGCGACGTCGGCCGAGGCATTGAGCGCAATCGACCGATACGAACCCGCCGGCCCCGCCGTCGTCGCCTGCTCGATCGCCATCTGCGTGCGAAGGCGCAGGCGATCGTCTTTCTCGTAGGTCACGGGAATCGGCGGGCGCGCATCCGGATCGCCGGGATCGACGATCTCTTTCTTGATGTTCCAGAGCGCGGCGAGGTGTTCGAGATCGGCTCCGGTCGCGCAGGCGAGCAGCACGGCCCGCCCGCAGTCGTTGACACGCGCTCGATACCGAACCTCGTCGTACGCCGCCAGCTCCAGCACCTTGACTACCGGATCCGATTCGAGCGCCGCAGTCCAGTCCGGGTAGATGCTCTTGAAGTGGGCCAGCTTCAGTTGATACGCCGCCTCGAAGTCCAGCGTTTCGACGAGATCCGGCGGATCCATCGCCGAGAGATCGATCATGGTCATACCGTCACCTCGAACACGACATCGCCGTCGTCATAGCGGCCAGCAATGAGGAAAGTCACTTTGCCGTCGACGACCGACTGCACCGCGACCCGATCCAGCTTGATTCGCGGTTCCCACCGCCCGATCGCGCCGGCCGCCTCGGCCTGGACAGCCGAGATCCACCCGCGCGTCACGGGCAAGTCGACCATGGCTGGAAGATCCGACCCATACTCGGGCCGCTGCCGCCGCGTGCCCTTGCGCGTGCTCAGGATGTCGCCGATGCTCTGCACCAGGTGCTCGACGCCACTGATCAGCCGCCCTGAGCGACGGCACATCCCGACCAGCGCCATCGTTACTGCCCCTTCGCCGGAACCCGAGTGAAACTCGGATTCGACTCCAGATAGGCGATGTGCTCGGGCGCCGTCACCTCGGCCTTTCCGGCAAGCACCGGAATGAACGAACCATCCGGAAACACCACGACGCGGCTGCGATACTCGGTATCGACAAATGTCGCCGCCACGCCAACCGCCTGCTGATCTTCCTTTCGCATACCCACCTCACGAGAGCCCCACTGTCATGCGAGGCCCAAAGTTGCTTTGTTCAAACCGGAGCGCTCACCAGCTCCCCGTCTCCCTGCTCGCGATGCTGGTGCCCATGAACCGAGGTTCCAGAAGCAACTACGTCCCCCGTGAATTCCGCCCCGCCGTCGACCTTCACCGCAACGCCCTGCCCGTCTCCCGGCCGTCCCTGCATGCCGCCGTTGAACGTCAGCAGCCGCTCCGTCGTCGTGTTGCCCGTGAACGTGGAATCCGGCACCTCGGCGAGCAGCTTGTCGCTTCGGAGCGTTGCGCCGTCGGCCCGTAGCTCGAACTCGGTCGAGCCGATGCGAAAGAGGATCCGGCCGCCGGCTGGCACCGACAGCGTGTAGTCGTGCGTCGCGTGGTTGTATTGCTCGAACGCCCCATCCGGGTAATCGATGGCCGTCTCATCCGGGCTCGTGCGGCCAGCACCACCGTGCTGATCCGTGTAGTAGCCCGGCGCAACGAACGCCCCCGCCAGATCGCCGGATGGCGCCCACAAGGCGACCTCCTCGTCGACGGACGGCGGACGCCACTGGCGAACCGCGCCAGCCGCACCGGCCTGCCATTTCACCCAGTCGCTCACCCAATCGCCGATGCGCACCTTCACGCGTGGCGGATCGTAGGTCACTGCCTCCACGATCGCCGACTGCGTCAGGCACGCCATGCGGCGATCCATTTCGCCCAGTTCGTAGTCGCTCACGGGTGCCCCTCCTCTGCGATTGCTACGTCGACGTAGTCGCCACGATGCTCGCCCCCCGTCTCGGGATAGACGCCCCAGCGGATCTCCCGGCCCTGCGGTGGCGGCTCGACCCTCTCGCCCAGGTCGAATTCATGCGCCCACTCGACCAGCCATACCAGATAGGTATCGAGATCCGGCCGGAACGGGTCTTCCGCCACCGAGCCGATCTGCTTGCCCGGCGTGATCGGCAATCCCCAGGTCTCGCCGTGAACGGCCAGCAGCACACGGGCGGACAGCTCGCGCACCAGGATGTCCGCGCCAGGGACCAGCGGATCGACGACGATGCGGGCCTGCATCCGTCCGATCAACGGCACGCGGCCCGTGCCGTCGTCGTGCCCTGGCTCCAGCTCGGCCAGCTCGATCGCCACCAGCGGCGTCTCGATCGACTTCCCGATCTCCGGATACGCCAGCACCCGGTCGAGCCCGGCAAGCCGGCCACGCAGCCCGGATTCGATCGCGTCGTGTAGTTGCTTGAGGTTATCGAGCACGGCCTGCCGCCTTCTGGATTTCGTAGTTGACCTCCTGCCGCAGGACCGCCAGCAGCCTTTCCTCGCACGCTCGGGCGGCCCGTCGAAAGGCCGGATCGCCTTCATGCGCCCAATCGAACCGCACGACCTCGATCGGCGTGCGGCCCTTGCCGGTTCGGCGGAACACGGGGCCATCCGGCGCCTTCTCCGTCATACGCCACGCGCCCTCGAACAGCGTCTTGCCGGCACGAATGCCCTTGCGCGTACGACGCACAGCGCCGAGCCGGTGCGCCCCGATCGGGTTGAGGCCGAGCCACACCTTCCCGCTATCGGCGGATCGCATGTAGAAGTACGTCCGCTGTCGGATCACCTTCTGTTGTATGCCCGTCGCGCGGCCCACATCCTTCGCCGTCTGGCTCTTGATCCAGGCCGCCGTCTTTCGGAGCGTTCGCCGCCATGCCGACTGCATCGCGGCAGGCGGCAGAGCGGCGAGCGCTTCCAGCGCCCCCTTCACGTCGATTTCGACTTTCAGCAGGTCCATGCCTTACCCCAAGATCAAGACCGTCCACCCCGTGCCGTCCGGCTGCAGTTCGTGAACGCGGTAACGGTTCCCGCCGGCCACGACGATGCTGCCGACCTTGACGACCGCGGCATCGGCGTCCGTGACATGCAGGACAGGCGCCACCAGTTGCGTGCGCCGTGAGCCGAGATCCGGCCCGAGCCACGGCGCCGCGAACATGCCCTGCACCGGCTTCCCGTCGATCGTGACGTCGTCGTCCGCCAGATCGCACTTCACGGCGGCATCGACGTCCGCCATCAGATCGCGGAACCGCATATCAAGCCTTCAGCTTGATCAACGCCTTCGGGCGCGTGCAGAGATGGATCGGGTTCGATTGCGCCTCGATGTCGACCCCCTTGCCGAACTGCGCCAGCTCCTGCTTCGCGTAGTACGGCAGGCCCGTCGTGTTGACCGCCTCGACGTAGTCGGCCGGCGCGAAGCGCGAGATGAACAGATCGGGCACGCCCTCCGGCACGGCATGCGCCTCGTCGTCGGCCACGTAGCCGACATCGCCGACACGCCCGCGATAACGCTCGAACGTGCAGCCGCCGAAGTCGAGCGCATCACGCGCGTCGCCGCGCAGGGCCGCCGCCATGCTCGTCGCGAGGTAGGTTTCCTTCACCGTCTTCGCGGTGATCAGCTTGTTCCAGAAGGTCCGGCCGCAGAGCACGCGCACGCCCGTGTAGGTCAACGCGCCGAGCGCATCCTCGATCGCATCCTGCACCTCGCTGCACTTCAGGCGGATCTCCGTCTCGGGCTTGTCCAGCTCGAAACCGATCACCGTCTGCTTGATGCCGAAATACTTCAGCAGGTCGATCAGCACGGTCTTGCCATCCGCATCGAGCACCGCGCCCTTGATCGCGCCGATGCGATGGAACTCGTGCGTGGCGTCCAGTTGGCGCCGGAGCTTCGCGAGGCGCCGATTCACGACCGTCTGCAGCGCCTCCAGCTCGCTTTCGGAGCCGAACGCCCGCAGGTTCTGCACTTCGTCCGCCGCGATGTAGCCGCGCTGCGGCAGGTGGACCGTGTTGAACGGGATCATGCTGCGCTTGCTGCCACCGACCACCGGGGCGGGCGATCCGCGCTGGCCGGCCGGCACGAGCGCGAGCGTGTCGCCGTCGCGCTCGATCTGGACCGTCGTCGTCGTGATGCCGTCCTCGTCGAACAGCCCGAGCGTGCCGACACGGCCCGGCACCGCCGGCTGATCGTTGATTGCCGCCGTGAGCGACGAGAGCGAGAAAGCGTCGTCTTGAAACAGGGCGATGTCCGCCATACAACCTCCAACCTGAAAAGGGAAAAGAAAAAGGCCACGCGATGCGTGGCCTTCGTAGGTCTGTCTTTCTGCGTGATCAGCGAACGATCACGTGGCGATCCGCGAGATCGGTACGCCCCGCCGCGTCCAGGCCCGTCAAGAGCCCGCCGACGACCTCGGCGAGCCGGACAATGCCGGTCGCCGGCCGCGACTCCTCGGACGCCGCCAGCGGCGCGTAGAGCACTGCGCCCGCGACTTCCGAGCCGTCCTCGGCCTTGTTGTCGTACGGGGCGTATTCGCCCGTGTTCGTCACGCCGAGCACCTGACCGGCGGGCAGCGCCGGCCCGGCCTTGACGACGATCTGCTCGCGAGAGATTTGGCCGTTGCCTTCCGACACCAGAAATTCGGCCGGGAGAATGCCCTGTTCCTTCACAATCGACATGGTTTGCCCCTCCTCATGGGACGTCAAAGTTACTTTCCGCCGCTGCGGCGGGCTGCGTAGATGGAGGCCGCGCGCGGCGCGTTCGCGACGACCACCGGCTCGCTCGGGCTGCTCGGCGTCTGCCTGGGATTGATGTGCGCCTGCGAAGCCGTCACGCGCTCATAGAGCCGCGCGCGAACCTGATCCGGGCTCAGACCGTCCGACACGAAACCGGCCGTCAGCTCGGTCAGGTTCGCCGCCAGACAGATGCCTGCGATGTCCTGCGCGGTACGAATCGCCGCGTCCACCGTTGCGCGATCCCGCAGGCCCGTCGCGAGCACGATGCCCTCGGCACACTGTTCGATGCGCGCGTCGCGGCACGAGGCGTACACATGCGACGCAAGCGCCGCGACATTCGGCGGCTGCGGCGGATCCTGCGGGGCCGGCGCATCAACAGGATCGACGGGATCCACGGGCGGATCGACAGGCGGATTCGGCGGCGCCTCGGGCTCGCCATCGACCAGGGCGCGGACCTGCTCGGGCATCGCCGCGAACCGCGCGACGAGCGGCTGGGCGCCTGCGTACGCCGCGATCCGAATCGGCTCCTCGATCGTGTCGCAGAATCCCAGCTCGACGGCTTGCGCCGCCGTCAGCCAGGTCTCGGCGTCCATCAGCTCGCGCACCGTGTCCTCGGTCTGCCCGCTGCGCTCGGCATACGCCGTGAGCATGTTGGCGCTCGTGCTGCCGAGCAGATCCGCCAGCCGGCGCAGTTCCCCCTCGTCGCCCGCCGCGAGCGTATGCGGGTTATGGATCATCAGCATCGCGTTGGACGGCATCACGATCTGGCTGCACCCCATCAGCAGCAGCGATGCGGCCGAGGCCGCGATGCCGTCGACGCGCCCCGTCGTCTTGCCGGGGTAGCGCCGCAGCAGGTTGTAGATCGTGAACGCATCGAACACGTCGCCGCCCATCGAGTTGACCGCGACAACGATCGATGCCGCCGACGGGCCGACCTCGTCGAGCCGCGCAGCGAACTGCTCGGCGTCCGTGCCCCAGAAACCGATGTCGCCGTAGATCCGGATCTCGACGTCGTTGCCGCCGGCCGCGTTCGCCTGCGCGCGGATGTCCCACCACTTCTTTTTGCCTTTCATTCGTCATCCCCATTCGAATTGCCGCCCGTGTCCTCGACCGGCACCAGCGTGTCGTAGCGCAGCCCGAGCCGCTGCTCGCGCGCAAGGTCCGCCGCGTTCTCGTTGTCCACCTGCTCCGGATCGTCGCCGCGCGCTAGGACAGCGCCCGATCGGCTCGCCAAGCCCGAGCGAATCTCCAAGCGCTTGGCCGTGACGTCCTGCACCGGGTGGATATATGGCCATCCTTGCGGCACCCATCGCACCCGGAAGTAGTCCCGGCGCCTGCGGTAGTAGTCCGGCATCGACATGGCCCCCGACAGCGCGCACGCATCGACCCACCAGCGCCAGACCGGGCGGCAGAACTGGTGGATGAAGACGTTCCACTGGATCTGCTCGACCGACCGCCGGAATTCGTTCAGGATCACCCGCAGCACCCGATCGCTGACGTCGCGCAGGTCGCCCGTCAGCACCTCGTAGGGCATGCCGACCGAGGCCGCCGCCGCCATCAATTGCTGACGCATGAAGGGCGCGTAGTCGGTGCCGGCGCCCGGCGGCGACGCAAATCGCACGTCCTCGCCCGGCGCCAATTCCTGCATGCCCCCCGGTTCGAGCGAGACCACCGGCGAGAAGCCGTCAGCGTCGTAATCGACGGCGGCGCCGGTAATCGGATCGCCGATCAAGCCCGGCTCCGAATGCGGCTTGACGATGAAACCCGCAAACAGGTTGCTGACCTCTTGCCGGAACAACACCGCATCGTCGAAGTTGTCGAGCGAACGCAACCGCAGCAGCACCGTCGACAGCTCGGGCACGCCTCGCACCTGCCCTGGCCGCAACGCCTGATACACGTGCGCGATCTGGTCGGCGGGCACGCGCACCGTCTGCATGCTCGGGAACGACGCCCGCCCGTATTCGCCGGGATGCCGTCGGTACAGGTGATAGGCGACTCGCCGGCCGTCGTGATCGAATTCGACGCCGTTGATGATCTCCCCGCCGGACACGATTTCGTTCTTGTCCATCGGCAGCATGTCGCCTTCCAGTATCTGGATCTGCATCGGGACAGCCAACCCGTCTCGCAGGTTTCGCATTCGCCGGAGCACCAGCACCTCGCCGTCGCTGAAGAACGAGCGCGCGGCGAGGCTCTGCACGCCCGCCAGATCGTATCGGCCATCGGCGTCGATCTCCTCCCCGCTGTCCTCCCAAAGTTGCTTTTGCTCTTTGCGGATCGCATCGATCGGGTGTTGCGGGTGCGCTTGAATGCCGGCGCCGATCGTGTTCGACACCAGCCGGCTAATGGCCGTCTTCGCCCAGGGATCGTTCCGGATCGCATCCCGTGCACGCGCTCGCATCAGCGGCAGGTTCTGCACCGCCGCCGCGTTCGGCCCGGCACCCGACACGCGCCACGCCTTCGCGCGGGCGCCAACCGTGCTGGCCGATTCGTACGCCGCCGCCTTCAGGCGAGTGGGGACGACAAACCCGCGCTGCGCGAGCGAAGAGTAAGCGCGACTCATCGCACCCCCTTGCCTGCATGCCGCAGGCGAAACATGCGGGGCCGGCCTGCCGCCCCGTCGAGTGCGCGAACGATCTCGGTTTGCGCGTCGCGCAGCTCGCTGATCGAGCGGTAACGCACGCGCCTGTCGGCGTACTGCACCTCCAGCTCGCCCTTGGCGATTGCCGACTGGACGCGCTCCAGATCCTGCCTCGTGTATGCCATGCTCTACCTCCTAGCGCCGCCCGAGATAGCTCGACCGGCCCATGCGACGCCCCTGAATGCGCGAAACCCCGCTCGGTGGCGGGGTTTCGGCGGGTTTGTTTTGCTGCGGCACCGGCTGCGTAGGCGCCGGCTCCGTACTCTCGGGCGGCACCAGTTCGACCGGCGGATCCGGAACTTCCTCGATCGGCAACGCGGACGGCAGCGCTTCCAGGATCGGCACCGCTTCGAACAACGACGACTGCGAGATGCGGACCTGCTCCACGCTCCAGTGCGCTTCCGTCATCATGTGCGTCTTCACGCTGCGAGCCGCGTGCAGCGCGTAGACCTCGCAGTCCAGCGCCTCGTTGCGGGCGCCGGCCTTCTTCTGCCAGACCCGCTTCGAACCGATGCGCCCCGGCACCTTCACCTCGGCCGTGACCTGCGACAGGTAGTCGGAGCGCACGCCGACATGCCAATGCATGCGCCCCGGCCCCTCGCCGTCCAGCTTGAAACGATTCTCGAGAATCAGGTCTTTCGCCTTGCTTACGCCCACCATGAACGGGCGCAAGCCATACTTCGCCGCCTTGCTGTTGTTCCGCGTCGAGTCGACCGACTGCTTCGGCACGCTGAAAACCTCCGCGTTCGCATCGGTGCTGCCCTTAATCGCCATGACGTTCAGACCAGCTCGCCGCGCGGCTCGCACGTACTTGTAGACGGCGTCCGACGTCGAGCCGTCCGACGAGTCGATCGACATCGCGCGGATCCGGAGCACACCGCCCGTTTCGTGGCGATACCCGCTCATCAGCATCTCGGTCAGCGCACCCCATACACCACCTTCGAGCGGATTCTCGTCTTGATGCAGCACGTTCCCGTGGATCTCGTCCCACACGATCAGCCAGCTTTCCTCTCCCCGCCCCCATGCGCGCAGAACGAGCGCAATCCGATCGTGTTGCACGTCGACACCCAATGTCAGCAGCAGACCGCCGGCCGGCACAGTGAATGCCGCGTAGGGCATCGCGCGCTCGGCCAGTTCGTCCAGCTCGGGCAAGTCGCTCTTGTACTTGTAGGGCCGCCCCTGCGAGTTGTTCACGAAGGCCCGCATTTTCGTGTCGTCGCCCGCGAGCAGCGCCTTTTCGGCCGTGAGCCACTTCTTGACCAGCTCCGCCATACGCGAGCCAGGGAATGGCGACACCAGCTCGTTGAGCCGGAAACCGGCAACGCCGAAGAACGGCGCCGTCGCCACCCAGCGCCCCTTGCGCACCGCACGGACCCGCGCAGCGTCGTCCCACAACGATCCGCAGTGCGGGCAGATGTAGCGAGCCGAGTCAGGCCGCGCTCGCCCGAACACTTCGTGCGCCACCTCCGCGTCGTCGCTCCACGTGACGTTTTCCCAGGCCAGCTCATGCTCTTCGCCGCAGTCCGGGCACGGCACCAGATACACACGCTGGTCCGATCCGCTATACGCCTGCTGGATGCGCGAGAAGCCGTCGACCGTCGGCGTGCCACCGAAGATCACCTTGCGGCGGCTATCCGAATAGCTCTTGTTGCGCTCCTCCAGCAACGTGATCGAGTCACCCTGCTCGCGCACGTTCGCATTCGCGTCATCCGGCTCCTCCACCGCGACCACCGGTGCCGGCGTCGACTTCACGTCATCCGGCGCGTTCGACGTGATGAACTTCAGGAAGCCGCGCGGAAAAGTCTTGTGGTCCCAGAGGTTGTTCTTGTCGCGGGCCGCGTGGACAGGCAACTTTGCCGACAGCCGGGGCGTCACCTCGACCATCGGCTCGAACTTCTCCAGGTTGAATTTCTTGGCCGACTTCTCCTTCGCGAACATGATGATCATCGGGCATGGGTCGACATCGATGCGCCGGCCAACGTAGTTCAGCAGCACGCCGTCCGTCCAGGCCACCTGCGCCGACTTCATGCACACGATCTTCTGCACGGTCGGATCGTCGAGCGCGTCGTGCATGCCGAATACCCAGGGCGTGATGTTCGGGTTATACCGCCCAGGTGTCGCCGTCGCCTTCGCGCTCATCCGCCGATGCTTGCGTGCCCATTCCGTCGTCCCGATCCGCTCGGGCGGACGTAGGAGAAGCGCGATCCGACGAATCACCTCCCGGACCGTCTGGCTCGTATCGAGAAAGCTGCTCAAGGCATCCATAGATATGCTCGTTTAGCCATTCGACGTCAACCTCGACGCCGTACAGCGTGCGTAGCTCCTGCACGAGTTTGTCGGGCAGCGCCAGCAGTTCAGTTTGAAATGCGCCTGCCATCTGGCCGTACGCCCGTTCGAGTTGCGCCACGTCGACCAACTGGCCGCGCTTCTCGGCGAGCGTCAGCAGCTTGATCTCGCGATCGACGCGCTCGGTCATCGCTCGCTCGGCCACCAGATCGATGCCGGTCCCGCTCGCGCGGCCGGCTGCGACCTCGCGCAGGTGCCGGATATACGCGACCCGGATCTCATCGATCGATGCCGCCTTGTAGTCGAGCCGGACCTTGTCGACGAACCGCGAAACGGCCGACTGATCGAGATCCAGATGCTCGGCGATCTGTAGTTGAGTCGGCATGAATATGACCCCCCTTGGTATGTCGCCAGTAGAGAAAAAGCGCGGGTGCGAGCCCCCGCATGTCCGTCTTGCTGGGGGGTCCCTGCCCACTTTCTGAGCAGGGGTGCCCTGCCTAAAAGGTAGGCACGCCCCCTGCTGCCGCCCGCTCGGTCACGCCGGCCACGCCGGCCCGCTCCATCGCCCACGCGATACGATCCACCACATCGCCCAGGTCGAAGGTGCGCGCCGTCACGTAGTCCAGGCGACCGTACTCATCCGATGCCGACCAGAACTCGTCCAGGCCCGCCCCTGTTGATTCGATTCGCATTTCGGCGCCCCAATGCAAAAAGCCCCGAGGGCTTTCGCGCTCAGGGCTTTGATATTCATTTCGTGAGGGCGAACGCCCTCCCAACAGTTCCCGACAGACAGTTATCGTTGTTGGTCGCGGCGCTCCCGCGATTCAGTACGCCTGTCGGGCGAAGGTTGCGACACGAGTATGCGGTCGCTCATGTGTCCAGTGACGCGGTAAAGGACATGCAGAGTGTAAGCGATCCGCTCTTGAAATGGAATACGTTTCATCCTCGCAATTGCCGACGCATTGTGTCGGATACCGAACCATCGACGCCATCGAGGAGCGCGAGCATGTCGTGGAAGCGCCACGACCAGTTGCGGCGATAGTCGATGAGCGAGATACCGAGTGCATGGGCTCGGCCAGCGTCGTCGATCTGCCGCTTCCCCGATCCTGAACAGTCAGGGCAAATGTGCCGGCCCTTCGCATCCGCTACAGGCGATGCCGGGATCCGGCCCATCCCGCCGCAGTCGTCGCATGGTTCGTATTCCCGAAAGACAACCGGGCCGCTACGCCCTTCAAAGAACGGAATGCGCTCCTCAGACACGCACACCTTTCCGCTTCCTCCACATGAATCGCATGCATGGGTCGCCGTCATAATGGCACGCGCTCGACGCACCACGCCGCGCCCCTCGCACTCGACACACTGATCGTTCACCCACTCGTCCAGCAAACGCAGCGCGAACCGTTCGACGATGTCGACGTTTGCGCGCTCGACAGCATGCCCCGAACGCTGATCGCGACGCTCATCGCGTGTATAGCCCGTGAATCGCGCCCGCTTGAACCTGCCCGACGTCCGGATCATCTGCGCCAACAGCAACGTTGCTCGTCGAATCATCGCGGGCGTCGCTTGCGGGCCGGCCTTGATTCGGGTCAGCAAACGACCGAGATCGTTCGCGAAGGCCAGTGCGCCCAAAGTAACTTTCGGATCGGCAATGGGGTCGGTGAACTGACCACGCACGCTCATTGCCACACCTGCCCGCTCCTTCAAATCGATCATTTCACTCTCCTATTCGTCCCAACGTCCCAATGTCCCAAAGAAAAAGGCTTGCAGGGGCGCGCGCCCGCGCGACATGCGCTGCCTACGTCGCGCACGTCGCAGGCACATACGCGCGCCCGAGGCGGGCTCTTGGGACGTTGGGACATTGGGACGTCCCAAGCGCGCCAAGACCGGCGCTAAAGCGCGCCGGACATGCCGGCACAGCGCGCCATTCGCTCATAGCGGGCTGTCGTCGTCGCCCGCGCACACTGCCTCCAGCACCGGCTCCGCCTCCTGCTCCTCGTCCGGCACGTAGTACCAGCCGCGCGATCCGGTCGACTCGCGCTTGCGCACCCATCCAAGCGATTTCAGCGCCTTGCCGATACGCCGCTGCTCGGGCAGCGTCCATTTCGACGAGTCCAGCCTGAGCACGTCGCGCAGGATCTCCTCCATCGTGGTACGGCTGGAATGCGCGATCTGCTTGCCGATCACGTCCTCGTACACGTCGCCCTCGTAGCGCTCGGCCTGCTCGACCTCAAAGAGGGGCCGCTCGGCCTCCGTGACGTGCCACACAACGCCCCGCCGATACAGGTGGACCGCCTCGGCCCAAAGCTGATCACGTGCGCGCGCGATGCCGTCAATATCGACTAGACCGCCGCAACGCAGCGGCCAGTACCGCCGGTTACCCGACTCGTCCTTCAGGTAGGCATCGAAGTTGACCGAGCCCGCGAACACGCACTGACGATGGACGTCGGTGGCCCGCTTGCCGTAGAAGTTGCGGAACCGGTCCGTCTCCGTCGCGAAGAAGCTCTTGGCGGCCGACGAGTCGGTCTTGTTGAGCGAATCCAGCTCGGCCAGCTCGATGATCCATTTCCCGGCCATGACGGCGTAGGTATCCTTGTTGCCGATCTGGATCGGTGTATCGGTAAACCACTGCTTGCCGGCCAGCACCTTCAGCGCCGTCGACTTCCGCCAGCCCTGCCGCCCTTCGAGAATCAAGACGTTGTCGACCTTGCAGCCCGGCTGCATGACACGCGCGACGGCGGCGATCATCCACTTCATGAACGCCAACTGGACATACTCGCTATCGGCTACGTGCAGGTATGTCGAGGGCATCGACTTCACACGCTCGACGCCATCCCATTCCAGGGTGTTCAGGTACTCGCGGATGTCGTGAAAGTGCGTGGCATCGGCAACGAGCAAGACAGCGTTCATGACGATGTCCGGTCGAACGTTCAGGCCGTACTTCTGCGACAACCAGAGCGTGCTGCGATGGTCATCCATGTCGGTCCATTCACCGAGCGCCCCCTGCCCGAACGGCGGCACGCGGCGCTTGACCACCCGACCGGCGAAATCATCCTGGGCGATGACGCCGCGCCACTCTGCATGGTTCGACAGGATCAGATGGACGTTGCCGAGCGTGGGCAGCAGCGTGCCCTTGTCCGATCTCGCAAGGCTCTCCTCCCAGGTGAAGGCACCGTTCTCCGCTTCGCGTCCGTCCCACTCCTGCTCCTCTGCGGCAGCGGACGTCGCGGCCGGCTGCATCGCACGCTCGGCAGGCACGACCTCGGCGGGCTGTTGCTCGTCATCGGCTGGCGCGAGGACGGCGCGAATCGCCGCATGCAATTGCCGCTCGACGGCTTCCAGCCCTTCCTCGACGTGCAGATCGTTGAAGTCGGTCAGCTTCCGATCGCCGCGATCGGCGAACGTCGGATACGTGACCGACACGCCGTCGACCGTGGCTGCCGCCTCGTGAGCGCGTTTAAGGCCCGTGTTTTCGAAGCGCTTGCGACGCAGCGGCATCACGTCGTTGCCGTACGTCGCCTCGACGAATTGCACGCCGTTGTCGTCGACACGCTTGTGCGCGGCCAGCATGTACCACGTGTTCTTCGCCTCGACCTTGATCGGCGATGCCCCGTATGTCAGCTCACCGCGAAACCCGAACTCCTCGACGAGCCATTCGCGCAGGCGCTGCTCGATCTTCCAGTCGTCGTCGGCACACACCAGAATATGAACCGCCGGGAAGGCCGCACGCAGCCCCTGCACCGCCGACTGGATGCCGGCCGCGTCGAAGCAGACGGACACTGCAAAGGCTTCACGCGTCGCCATACGGATCGAGCGCCCGGTGGCGTACCCCTCGGCGACCAGCACCATCTTGTCCTCGGCGCCGATGCTGCCGAGCAGCCGGCTGGCGCCCTTCTTCTCCATGCCTTTGTTGTAGCGCTTCTCGCCGTTCGGCGTGATCTTCTGCAGACCGACGAGCCGCCCCTCCGCTTCATAGCGGTACATCGGGACGAACATCGTGCCGTCCGCGTCGAACCGAACACCCTCGGGCGTGATCTGTTTGCGCTCCAGATAGGCGGATGCGCCGACGTCGCTCGCTCGATCCCACTGGCTGCGTGCGCGGTTGGCCGCCAGTTGCGCCTGGCGGGCCGCCCGCTCGCTCTCCTCGCGCTCGGCCGCTTCCTGGCGGCGCCGCGTTTCGGCAAGCACCTCGTCGCTCAGGGGCGCACCGGCCCACTGGAACCGCTCGGTGCCGGGATCGTCGCCGGAGAAATAGCCGTAGGTGCCGGAGTAGCCGATGACAGCGCCCTTGCTCACGACTTCGCGTAGTTGATACCAATACTTCTTGCGGGGACCGTATCGATGGTGCTTGCCGTCCGCAACAGGGTGTCCGACAGGCAGCTCAGGATGACCCGCTGCCGCCAACTGCGCGCGAATCTGGTCTAGCGACGACATTCCGCAACTCTCCTTTCCAGTTCAATTTGATGCAGGGTGGAACGCCAAGCCTTACGGCCGGCGGCATAGACATTCACGCCGATCGATTTACGCAGCGGCACCGAGTGCCGCCGACGCAATGCGCGGCTCACACGCTCTAAAGTCACTTTGGTCTCCGGTTATTTGCCGCGCAGGCGGCGCCACTCGGCGGCCATCTGGGTATCGAACGCGGACAGGTCATCCGCCGGTATGCAACCGGCGAACTGATCACGGAACGAATGGCGTTCCGCTTTGGTGGGAAGCGCGGCGCACACACGCGCGGCGACGCGCACAAAGGCATCGACGCGGCCGGCCTGGATTGCCTCATCGGCAAACATCGCGAGGCGATCGGGGAACGTTGACATCAACGACTTGAACAAGCGCCCCGCATCCTCGGGCGCCCTGTCGAGGCGACAGGCCAGCGCGGCACGGCCGCAAGCAAGTTGCTGCCCTCGATCGCAGGACAGGCCGACATGCTCCCGCGCTATGCGGCAGCAGCCCATACCCGGTTCAATTCGATCCATGGCGGCGCCGACGTCGGGCTGCGAGGTTGCGGGCCGCGTGAATCAGGCGTTGAAAGAGACGCTGTCCCTTCCGCCCCGTCGCGATGATCTTCTCCGCATCGTTGTCGTCGATACGGCGATCGACCAGGACGCGCGTGACATCGTCGGCAACGAGCCCGACGTGCGCTTGCAGGCTCAGGGCGGTCGATACCAGCCGCATCGCACCGCCGTCGACCGCGTCGTCCACGCCCTGCTCGTCGACTGCCTCAGCGACGAGACCGAACCGCGCATTCAACGCGTGCAAGGCATCGAGCGCGTGCGCGCTCGCCTCGGCCTTTTCCTGCATCCACTCGACCAGCAGCTCGAACATCTCCATCGAAAGCCGGCTGTCGCCTACGCCACGAAGACGAAGGCGCAACGACTCGGGCGTGATGTTCTTTCCGCGTCGATTCGTGAGGTGATTCGCGGCGTCGGCAACGCCACCCGGCGTATTGCGCACGGACGTGTAGAGCACGTCGAGCCATTCGGTACTGTCGTATCGGCAGGTCATATTGGAGTTTTGAGATAGCGGCGCTTTCATGCTGTTGCGGCAGAAGGCGGCGGCTTACGATTCAGCACATCGCAGCAGGGTCAACTGCGGACGAGGAAACTCGCTTGGACATGGAAGGTTCGGCAGCCACAAAGTAGTCGTGCAGCGCCTGAACGTTGGACACTCGCGGGTCGGACACACGCGAAAGCGCGATCTTCGTCAAGGTGTCGTACGGCACGCCTGTATCGGCAGAGATCTGGCGCCACCTCCCCTTACTCGCTCGCAAGCTGTCGACAACGAACGTCAACCATTCACCGGCACTCCGACTCATAGCGCTCCCCAATTTCTATGTAAGCCCGATGTTAAGTCTTTTATGACTTATCTTCAAGATCGAGGAATCGCAACAATAGTCACTTATGTCTAGCCATATTCGGCAACATCAGACAATGAACAAGAGATCCGCACGCGAGATCCTCGCCGACAAGCTGTCAGCGTTGATGGACGCACACCCGATACTGAACACCCAGGGGAAGCTCGCCGCTCGGGCTGGACTGGCACAGCGCACGGTCGGGCGCATGAAGAAGAATGAGGCTGACCCTCAGCTCGGGCACGTCGAAGCCGTTGCGACCGCGCTCGGCGTGCCATTGATCGATTTGATCTCGGAAGAGCAATCTCAAGGGTCGACGTTGCACTACGATATGGACGCCGTCCGCCGCTTGTCGGAAGAGGACAAGAAGAAAATCGAGTCGTACATCGAATTCGTCGTAAGTGCCAGCGGCACGGCACGTAGCCAGACCGAAGAGGCGCTGAACTTTTCAGAACGTATTCCTGCGACGCCCGCTCAGGCCGACGCGGTTCGTCGGGTAGCTCAACAACCATTATCAAACAAAACGTTGAGCATTCATGAGAACCAAAGCCACGCAAACGAGGGAAAGCGCCGGCATCGCTGATTTGTCTGTCTATCGAGCACGCAAACACAAACTACCACCGACCTCCTCAAAAAACTCCAACCGCGAGCGGGCAGCCTTCGCCCGGAACGCCTTATTAGGTGAACTCAATTCGCGAGACGTCCCAATCGTCGCTTACGCCGCCGTGTTCCTGTCAGAGGATGGCGAAGTTACGATATCCGGGGCCGGGATTGAGCCTCAGTTCGCACCCGCCATCCAATCCGGCCTGCGCCGCATCACGCGGCACATCGAAAAAAGCAGTAGCAAACGGCCCTCACACAGCGGTCAAGCCGGGTTTGCAAAGTTACTTCCCCTCCTTTCGACTGCCATCCTGGCCGCCACATATATCAACGTCATCCCTTGGATCGACGTTGCACTGTCCGTCCTTGCCCAACTGGTAGCTGGCGTGGCCGCCCGCACAAAAAGTAGCGCCGATTCGATCAAGTCAAATAAGCCTGATTTCCATATTTGATATGCTCCTATCCTCTTTGCAAGAGTCTTTAAAGACTTGACTGTGTAAGCCATAAAAGACTAACCTCCGGGCTACGCAATGCCGCGTAACCCGGAGAAACCGTCTTGAACACTACCGATCTGTACACCGAAGAACGCCAGAAGCGAATCCGTGACGAACAAGCGCCGCGCGTGGTTACGTCCGAAGCAGCTAGTCAAAGCAACTTTGAGAAATCCACGATCGTTCGCGTCGCGGTTGTTGCGGTGCTCCTGATCATCGCGGTCGACCTCGCGCAGGACGCGCCGTACGAGGCACAGCCGTCCTCACCGACCGAAGCACAGCCGGCCGCACGCCACCTTACCGCCTGACAGCCCTGCTTATGCCGGGGTACTCCCCGGCGCCATGGAGAACATGACCATGCCGCGCACCAAGCTCAAAGCCCCCCTTCACTTCGACACCGTTCGCAGAGACACCCTCGGATTGCGTAGCGTTGCAAGCTACGACCGCAACGCCAATCGAACCGCCACGCAGATCCGCGTTGGCAGGTACCTTGTCCGCTGCCGCCCTATCCCCGACAGTCTGAACACGCTGTATTCGATCCTCGACGGGAACGAGATCGCCGGCACGCAGATGTCGATTCCGTCCGAGTGCGACTGCGCTCAGGCGGTGAAGCGACTGCGCGACAAAAAGCGCGCTGCGGGCAAAGCGGCAGCGATGGCGATCAAGAAGGCGAAGCAGAGCACCAACGGCCATGGTCGGTCGGTGATGGAGACTGCGTGATGGACGACCGGACACGTCACCTCGACCTCATTGCGCCAATCCCCACTGGCACCGCGAAAGCAGCCGCAGCGGCAGCCGGCGCGACGTCGGCAGACCTCTGGATGGTGCCTTACGGTCAACTTCACTATGACCCTGCCGACAACATCCGCCCGGTCGATCCCGAGTGGGTGACACACCTCACCGCGCTAATCGTCGAAAACGGCTACGACAAGGGTTCGCCGCTGCATTGCTACGTGCGAAAGGTCGATGGCAAGGATCTGCTGTTTGTATACAAGGGGCAGCACCGCTACCTCGCGGCCGGGAAGGCCATCGAGGCGGGCAAGGATGTCGGCAAAATCCCCGTTGTCGTACGCGACGCCAAGACGGTCAGCCGCGCGGAAATGGTGATTGACGGCTATCTAAGCAACGATAGCAAGCGCTCGTCGCCGCTCGAACTGGCGAGCGTCGTCGCCGAGCTTCGAGACATTCACGGCATGACGCTCACGGCGATCTGCAAGCGCTTGAACGTCACAGACCAAACAGTCCGCGACGTCGGCTTGCTCGAACGCGCACCGGTCGAACTGCATCAGATGATTCGCAACGGCGCCGTCGCCGGGACGCTGGCGATCGAGCAGATTCGTGAACACGGGGCCGACAAAGCTCTCGACCGACTGCAGAAGGGTGCCGCGAAGGCTGCGGAGTCCGGCAAGGTCCGCGTGACGAAGAAACACCTCGACGCATCGCCAGACGCTCGACAGCCCGTCGCAGCGCCGCCCAATCACCTGCCCGAGAAATCGCCGAGGGCAGCGCAAGCGTCCGCACGATCGAGCACGCCCGCAAAGATCAGCGAGCAGCAGGCAAAGCAACTTTTGCAAGCATTGCAGGCGGTCCTTCACGATGGCAGCTTCGGCAAGCTTTCGCAAGCTACCATTGCAGCCGTCCACGGAGCGATGATGCCGCTCGCGGCCATGCTCGATACGCCTGCCCGCAAAAAAAGCTGGCCCGTTACCGAGCCGAACGAAAACGGGATCTGCGACGCTGCCGACACGCTCGAAGGCCCAGCTCGAACCGACAGGATCAAGGGGCCGCTCGCTTACATCCGCGTCGCGCAACCAGCCCACGGCATCTGGATCTCGTCGATCGAGTACAACACTGGTTCTAGTTTCGCAAGCAGCCCGCTCAAACTGACATCGGCGAGTAACGCCGCATGGACCCGCGTTCAAGCGATTCACGCAGGCGCAGCCCTGCTGATCAAGTCCATCAAGTCGCCGGGGCCGGGCGTGACGCGAGCCGAGCAGACCGCGTTTGCGCGGATCCTCGCATGGGCAAACACGGTCGCAGACATGCCAGACCCTGACTGGACGAGCGAATTTACCCTCGCCACTGCCAAGGGGCAGCGCCCGGATATCAGCGGCTTGATCACCGCCATAGAAGACAAGCGACGCTTGGCTGCAGGCCGCGCCTTACTCGACGCTGCGCTTCCCGTAGGCGAAATCAAGCCCGGTCTTGAACCCAATGCCGCATGGCCCTTTCCGAAAGGAGGTGCCAATTGAGCCAGCACCCGGCCCCTTCTACCCCACGTCCGCTGCCGCGCAAGCGGGAACGCACGACGAATCACCCGGCTATCGCGCTCGTAAGCGTCAACGGGACGTCGATGCAGACGGACAGCAGCGGGCTTTCGCCCGCAAAAGCAATCCAGAAAGGGAAGGCGCCGCTCGCGCGGCGCAAACCTATACAGACGAACAAAGCCTTGGCGGATACCCGCCAAGGCCGGCTCGCGCGGCTCGATGCCCTTCGCATCGAGATCCGCACGCTGATCGCCGAGGTCTCGCACGCGGCCGATGTCGAGCTGCTGGATCTGATGGCCGACGAGATCGGTTCATTCGCCCGCCACAAGGCCGCGCAAGAAGCCCGCACCTGGGCAGCAACCGCCGGCATCACCTTGGAAACGGGATTGATGCAACTCGGCCGCGCGATCCCGGCGGCCGAGAAAACCAATGAAACAACAGTGAGCAACACCATGACCAAAGGAGGGACGCACGTATGACCGTCGCGATGGAACCGATCTACCTCGACCTCGACGCGCTCTCTGCCGCAATCTCGTTGTCGCCAGCCGTGATCCACAAGCTCGTGCGACAGGCGCAATTCCCGAAGCCACGCTCGATATCGGATCGCCGGGTCGGCTGGCTCACGAGCGAGGTCAAGGAATGGGCTGCGACTCGACCTGCGTCAGAGAACCTGCCGCCACCTAATTGCGGGACTGGCCGGCGCCGGACCGCCGATCCTCGATAGCCAATTCCTCAAGCTTGTCATTGAGCAGCGTCAGCCAGTGCCGACGCTGCTCGTCATACTTGTGCAGGTTGTATACGCCGCCGACTCCAGGCAGCATGTGGCCGATGATCGCCTCTCCCACCTCGAACGGACAGCCCAGCGCAGCAAGCATCGTCCGAGCCGTGCGTCTCAGATCATGCGGCGCCCAATGCGTAACGGTCAGGCGAGGCCGCTCCATTTCCGGTCTCGTCGTAGCGTAGGGCTGGTGCATCCACACCGTCGACTGAAACACCTTCTGTTCCGTCTGAGCGCCCCTCGTAGACGGAATTAAATACCCATCCCCGTATCTCGCCCACCGTCGCCGTACGACCTCCTCTGCCCGGCCGACCAGCGGCACCCGCAGGTCGGTCGCATTTGCGTGCCTCGCGTTCTTCGTCTTGGCCTTCGGAATGGTCCACCATAGACCGTCAGCTTCTTCGCTGATTTCCTTACCAGTCATTGCGCCAATCTCGCCGCCGCGCGTTCCGGTCCAGAGATACAGAATCAGCGCGTCATGCACGGTTCGGCTGAAATTCGGTAGCCAGTTGATCAGGCGGCCGGTTTCTGCATTCGCAAGCACCCGCTTCTTTGTACCGGTGGACTCGCCAGATATCCGTTTGCCGGTACTCCGGAGGCGGCCGCGCATGATTTGCCGCCACCAATTGGGCGTCGTCTCGGCCAAGGTGCTCGCGTCCAGGGCGTAGTCCCACGCGGCGCCCAACTCCTGCCGCAGCCGCCGAGCCTGCACCGGAATGTGCGCATATGACTCCAGCAAGGCGAACGCCTGGCCCCGCGTAATCTGCTCGGCGATCCGGTCACCGAACTCGCCGAGCATCGTGTCGAACATCCGTTTCGCCTCTGCAGCGCCCTTGCTCTTTCGATTGCGTTCGACGTGCCCGACAAGGTACGCGCGGCACACCTGCCGCACGGTCAGCGGACCGTCCTGCGTTACCATAACGCCCAGCGCTGGATTAGCCTGCAAACGCTTCGCGAGTGCTGGATCACTCCCTGCCTCGCGGGCCGATCGCAGCTTCTCCCATTCGCCCGCAGCAGCAGCTAACGACAACGCCGGCCACTCGCCGATTTTGGTTTGTCGCAT